GAACAAATGAGAAGATATTCGCCTTATAATTTTGCATTTAATAACCCTGTAAGCTTTATAGATCCTGATGGAATGGCTCCAAGACAATTTGCAATGGCAGGCGATGGATTCGGTAATGTGGATGTAAGTTCTGGCTGGACCAATCCAAACTGGCTGGGATTAGGGAATGGTGATAGTTATGGTAGCAGCTATGGTTTTGGTTCTTTATTTTCTGGCGGTGGAGGTAGTAGTCCTGCGGCCAATATCATCCTTAATTTTATAAGAGGAGATAAAGAAGGTCTTGGTAACTTTGTAAATAAGGACTTTGAAGAAAACGGATGGCATGTTATTGATGCTTTAAGTTTAAAGGATGCTTTAACTAAACTGACATTATATTTGGGAGATAGCCAAGCCGATAATATTTTTATCAATGCACATGGTTATGAGAGCCAACGTTATCTTTTTGATGAAAATGGAGAAGTACTTCGTAATTCAAGTACAGATACATACATAATGGCAGGTGATAATGGTTTCCATACAGATAATGATGGAATTTTAGGAAGTCACATCCAGCAATATATTTCTGACAAAAGTAAACTTTCAGCAGATAAAATAAGCAGTATAGACAGCTTTATTGGCATTGCCAAATATGTAAAAGAGGGTAAAAATCTGATTATGGGATCTTGTAATTCTGCAAGATATGATGATCTTTTTGGAAATGGAATATCTTCAATTGTGAAATCCATAGATATTTTCGTAAACAGAGACTATTCAAGTGTATGGACTAATGATAGAAAAGTAAAGTTTCAAGACTTTACTGGCTATAATCAAACTTCCCATAAAAATTATATTAATGGGTGGGTCAGGTATAGAGATGAAGCAGCTGCTCAACAGAATTTTAATATAATAATGACAAAATATGGAGTTAAAACAATTAAATAAAATAGGAATTTTACTAGCCTTAGTTAGTAGCATCAGCATATTTTCGCAAATGAAAATGGCAGATATAGAGGATAAAGATTTTTCAGTTAATTCAAAAACAGAAAAAAGGAATCTTATAAAAATATTTGATGACCGTAATTATAGTGTTTATTATATATTAGATAGAAGAGATTTTGATTTAAAAAAAGGATTAGGAACTAATGGTATAGCAAAAGTTATCTTCTTTTCTAAAAATTATAATAAGGGCATACTCGTTAATTTTAAACAGATGATATATCATGCTAAAACAAATATCTATGATATTAGTTTGCATACTGGCTCTTATGATAAATATATGTTTAAGCCATCGATGATCGTAGTAGATAAAGATTTTAATTACGAATATTTAATGATGTATCATTACATGCCCCCCCCTCCACCTGAAAATGGTGCTTATAAGTCATGGATTACAATACAGGATAATAAAAATCGATGTAATGTAAAACACATTGATCTAAAAGGCAATGCTATTTATGAAAATATTGATGACATTTTGAATAATATTTCTAAAATAGGTAAAGACAAAAAAGCACAAGATTGTGAACCTGTAGTTTACGAAATGGATCTTAGAGATTATTTTCCAAAGAAAATAATTAAATAGGGTAATGTGGTAATGTTTCAAAAATGTTGGTTTTCTTTATTAATCGAACTTAACGAAAAATAATAAGTAATAATTTTATATAATAGAGTGATCGTTTGGTCACTCTATTTGTTTTTTAATAGAAAATTGGAGTCCTTATGCAGGTAAAAGTTTACTCATGTGTCAAATGTGTTGGTGATGATTTTATAAAATATGGCAAAACTAATTATGGAAAACAACGCTACCAATGTAAATTGTGCAAAGCCATAAGTGTTTTACAATAAAAAGGACATCAATACAAAGGTTATTTAGCTAACTAAAGAAGGCATGGATAAGAAGTATTGCGAGGATATTAAAATTTCAACAACTACTTTACATAAAAGAATTGTTGCAATTGCCAATAGTATTAGTGAACCTCTAATTCCATATTATCAAACCTATGAATTAGATGAGATGAGAGTTTGCATCAGAAAAAAATCTAATGTAATGTGGCTGGTATATGCCATTAATAAAAGCACCAAAGAGATTGCCGGGTTTTATATTGGCAGGAGAAATAACAAAACGCTGAATGCTGTTATTAAAACTTTGATCAATTCCAAAACTAAAAAAATTTATACCGATAAACTCAGAAATTATCAATATTTGATTCCAAAGGAAATTCATAGCACAAAAAAAATACGGAATCAACGGAATAGAAAGGAAAAACCTTAGTATCAGAACCCATTTAAAAAGATTAAACAGAAAAAACAATTTGCTTCAGCAGAAGTGCAGTTATTCTAAACGCCATTTTGAAAATATATTTTTAGAGCGACAGTTAGAATATAAGAGTGAATTTTTTTCCTTGTCTTGTATAACAGATGGGAAAATTGGAACTAAAATTTATGTTGTTGGGAAAATGTTGGGAAAGACGACAAATAAAAAACCGTAATACTTTTTATTATAGAGTATTACGGTTTATTGTTGTGGTCCCACCTGGGCTCGAACCAGGGACCACCTGATTATGAGGGAATACCCCTATTGCTTTTAGATATACTTACATTTGATTATCAACGTTTTACAATTTTTACAATTCTATTTTTATGTTGTATTTTTATTATAATGTTACCGTTGATGTTACCGTAAAAAATCTTCTAATTCCTTTATTTACGGTACATATCCGATTCAAGACCGAAAATATAATTTGAGTTTATATTAAAATGATCACAGAACAATCTTATATGCTCTGCAGTAAAATGAACACCCCTTTTGTATTTTTCCTGCTTATCAATCCTATTCACCCAGGAAGTGTCAACATTCATGACATCATATGCTACAATTTTAAAGGGAATTTCCCCGGATTCTTTAAGCATGTCAATAGCTTTTATCATATTAATATCTGATATATATGGTTTGTTTGTATCCATCAAATAACTTTAAAATTATACTTTCTACTATTTTTCAAAATCTTTAATAATATTCCCTTCATCATCCAGTGTAACCATAGAACTATTATCTTTTTTTGCTCCATAACTATTTTGCCCGGAGAAGAAAACGTTTGTAAACCATTCATTTTTATTCCTTCTCAAAACAATTGCATTGGGAATATAAGTTGAGGGTGATTTTAAATTATATTTTGCATTTTCTGATATAACATCTATAACCTTGTTCAATTTGGTCAAATCGAATTGCGAAAGATCTGGATCCCCAAATAAATCCACCTTTACAGTAGAAAAATTATTTTCACCGTTTCTCAACTGGATATATTTAGTTACATGATTAGTAAATTTTACAATTTGCTTATTTGTAGTATCATAATTTAAATCTGATTTTTCAAAATAATATTTAACTTCATTAGTTTGGCTATATACTAATGAAGAAATAAAAATTAATGCTGCGTAAATTTTTTTCATTTTTTGAAGTTTTTAATTTTTTATATCTGGTATTGGTGGTCTTAGAGAGACGATTTTTCTATATAAGAAAATCTCAATGATATCTTCCATGTAAATTTTGTAATCCTTAAAATCAGGATTATAAGAATGACAAACAATAAATCCATCATCAAGATTATGTTCAATTATTTGCTTTAAAGCTTTCCCGTCTTTAGCATTTATTACAAACAAATTATTTCTGATTGGCATCTTATCACCGTTATTTAAATAATACTTTTTAATCAGTATTTCGGTTCCGTCTGGAATACTGTATTTGCTTCCATCATCCATGGAATCACCATCAACCCTTGTAACGAGATATTCACCATTGTCAAATTCTTTTGGAACTAATCTTTTCTTTGATTCTGGTAGTTCATCAACATTATTACCACCAAGTTCACCCGCTGCAACTGATAGGTCAACGTATTCTACCATCATATAATTTTCAAATGGTATTGGTGTTACTGAATCTACGCGCTTTATATCATTATCAATCTGGTCCTTCCAGTTTGCATAGTCTGGGAAACATGTTTGCACATTCTTTATAAACTTATCAGTTAATGGTTTTGAAAGTAGCCTTGAAAATGATGTTTTATTTTTATAGCCAAGTACTTGACCAAATTCTTGTTGGTTCGCAACCCTCCCATTATTAATAAGATAAGATATATATGATTTCAATTTTTGGTTTTCATTCATTCTAAAAAATTTTATAATTGATTTTCAATTAGTTAAACAATCAAATGTAAATTTGTTTACAATATGTTTGCTAGATAATGCAAACTTGTTTACATTTGCTATATCAAAATGATAATTCAAAATGAAAGAGCAAGCAAATATAACAATTCCAACAAAAATCAAGCATACGGTTTACCGTAAAATCCGAGAAGATTATGATTTGAGATTAAAAATTGCTGCCGATACAGGGAAAAGAGAATCAGCAATTTATTTAAATGCTTATAGAGATTCAGAAAAGATTGAAAACATTTTCATCATCCAATCATTTCAAAGACACACAGGCTGGACCGATGGAGAAATTTATGAAAAAGATGTTCAAGAAATAATTGATGCGATATGAATGTAACAATTAGCGAAGAAACAGCGAAAGGAATTATTTCCCGTTGCGAAAAAATAGAATCATGGACTGCCTCTGTTAAAGCAGAAATGAACGCTGTTCTGGGTGGCGTGGGAACCGCCCAGGATCAGCAAAAAAAATCTAAAGCTATAAGCAAAGCAGATAAGATACAGGAATTAAAAATGAAATTCCACAAATAAAAAAGCCACCCGCGGGAACGGATGGCAAAAAGTTCAACCGATTAAAGTCAAACAAAAATGTTAGAAACAAAATTACAAAAAACAATCTTAGGAAACCAAATTTTAAAATTCCAATTCTATAAAATGGAATCTTTTAAAAATGGAAAGAGAAAGCAGATTACTAAAGGTTTTATCTGGTTTTCAAACGGAATGAGTATCAGAATTGAAGGTTCAAAGTTCCTGATAGTGCTAAAAGATAGAAAAACATTTGGCTATTTAGGAAGTTCGATGAAAGCTTACAAAAAAATCAAAAGAATGCTTGCCAATTGGTTCAGACCATATAAAAATCATAGAATTTTCAAGTATGGTGATGGCTACTTAACAAGAAAATATCCAAACAGAGAATTTTTATTAACTGCAAAAATATAAGATCATGAAAAATAGAATTTTAGAAGTTCAGAATTACTTCATCAACAAGATTACTGCTTGTGAATTTACAGTAAAAGAAATCATTGCTGGTAGTGATTGGACTAGAATAAAAGTAGATGTTGAAGGTTATAGTTTTAATCTCTCAATCAATCCCGCACTGACATTGATATGCGTTCATGACGATTCTTTTATGGTCTTAGAAATTCCTAATGACAGACTTTCAAACATCTTACAATTGATCAAAAGCAAAGAGCAAGAAGCAAAAAAGCAGAAAATCGAAAAATTAAAAGCTGAATTGGAAAAACTACAAACTGCATAACCCATGGAAAAGTCAACTAATCCAAAACTATATAAAGCAATCATCAATGTGATGAAATCAGTCAAAAACATTGATAAATCGCTAGATGTTGGCACCGGAAACACTGCCTATAAGGGTGTTGCTGATAAAGATGTGAAGTCCATAATTGGCAAAGCTATGGAAGATAATGGACTTGCAATTCTGCCAATTTCCATTTCTCCAAATGTAAGAATTGAAAGATGGGAAGAAACAACACATTATCAAGGTAAGCCACAAACTAAAATGAAACAATCCGTTTTCACTGAAGTAAGTACAAAATATTTATTGATCCATGAATCCGGCGAATGCATTGAAATTGAAGGTTACGGGCACGGGGTTGATTCACAGGATAAATCTGCAGGAAAGGCCACCACATATGCTTTAAAATATGCGCTTTTATATACGTTCATGGTACCAACAGGAACCATTGACGATGCTGACAATAAGCATTCTGACAACTTAGAAACCCCACCGGTAACCCCGGTAAACAAAACAACACCCCCACCTCTTAAAATACTAAAAGTAGGATCAAAAGCATGGCAGGGCTTGATTGAAAAAACCGGAAAGGGTGAAACAGTCACCAGGGAAGAATTGCGCAAATTCTTTGACCTGAAGGAAGTAGAACAAGACCTTGAATCATTAAATATTTTTTAACATGGGAGCATCTAAAAATACAGCAATAGGACAACAGGAGCAAGAATCTTATGTTGATCCAGAAATTAAATTCTTTGATTGTCATTATCCGGATAAAAGATCAGAAAGAGAGATTTTAATTGATAAACTTATCAATAGAGACATTTCCATGTCTTATTCTAAACTTAAAAATTTAACAAGCCCTATAAACTTCATGAACGCTTTACTTCAGCCAAAGAAGAAAAATGCAGGGATGAACTTTGGAAGTTTGGTTGACTGCCTTGTTTTAGAAGATCACAAGTTTCATGAAAAATTTATTGTGTTAGCAAAAGGACCGTCCAAAGGCAATCAAGAAAATATGGTGAATGAAATATTGAACGCTCATCCTTTTGACCTTCTGGATTTTGATAAAATTTTTGAGCAGGCATTTAAAAATAATTACAAAGTTGGTAAAATAGAATCTGTTGAGCATTTAAGGGACTATTGCAAAGCTTTGTTGAGTGGAAAAGATTGTGTTTCCCAGGATGAGTATGATCTTGCTGTTAAAATTTCTGATCACCTTAAAAATGCCCCGGATATCGCTGATGAACTTTGCGTTTGTGAAGAATTTCAGAAAAAGATCAGATTTGAATTCATGGGCTGGCAATTCGTTGCAATCCTTGACACCTGGGCCCCTACCCTTTTTCATGATATGAAGTATGTTTCTAACCTTAACCCGGACAAGTTCAAGTGGGAAATTGAAAAATATGACTATGAAATGCAGATTGGGGTTTATGCAAAAGGGCTTGAAATTCTGGGCCTTTCTACTAATCCAAAATTTAAATACATCCTGTATGATAGTGATTTCAATTATTCGGTTCCGGAAATCGAGGTTGGTTATATAGACTATTGCAAAAGGAAGTTTGAATATTTCGTTATGCGCCTTAATAAAATGGTTGATGAAAGAGCCTTTGACAGATCATATGATTATTTCAAAAGTAAGAATGTGATTTACAAATCACAGTGGGCACCCGGATTTGATTTATCAATCTTTAATACTGACTAGAAATGAAGACTGAAAAAATTGTTTTGAGCGTGGCAAAGTCTGGAACATGTTTCTTTCCTACCGATGTAGAAAGTGAGGATATAATAAAATCACTTCCAAATGGTGAAAACTTCAATATCATTTTAAATGCTGATAGAAATGCCAAAATGCATAAAGCATATTTTTCACTTCTTGGTTTTGTCTGGGAAAACCTCACTGAAAAATTTCAAAAAAGATGTCCTAAAAATCACTTTTACAAATTTCTGAAAGAAATGCAAGGAAGGTTTGAGGTAATAGGAATTTCCCATAAAACCGAAATAAAGGTGTACGAAAGTTTGAATTTTAACACTATGGGACAAAAACGATTTCATGAAGTTTTCAAAGAAGATGTAAGCTTCATCATCCATGACATTCTTCCGGCTTTAAACATGGAAGACTTTACTGAAATATTAATCACACAATACGAATTAACATTATTAAAATATCAATTATGAGCCAAAGTTATTTTGGAAGCATCGACTTCGACAAATTAATGACAGACCTTAAAGCAGGTCGTTTAAAGACCTACAGAACCGAATCTGGGAAAAGATTGGTTAACATCAATATCTATGTTAATGATAATCCGGATCAGTACGGAAACATTGCATCTGTATCAGTTCCATTGAAAGAGGAATTCCACACAGAAGAAAACGGGAAGAAGATCAACAAATTGTACATCGGAAATTTAAAGCCTTCTGAAAATTCAATCACTGAAGGTTCCGGACAAGATTTCCAGAACGATGATGATGACGATTTACCATTCTAAATAAAAGTTTCTTATGAAAGTCAATGACAATTATTTTTTGGGTAAGGATGCAGCAGGTTTTTTCCTCTGGAATAATAAAAAAATTGTCAGGCTTATTTCAAAAGACATTAAGGAAGTTTTTGTTGAATTGAAGTTAAAAACCAAAACAAAATAATATGCCAGATAGAATAATTCAAATAGTCATGGAGGATGGAAGTTCTTTTGACTATGAGGAAAAAAGTATTGACTATTTCAGAAAAAATAGTACTTCTGAAAGTGTAGCAAAAGACCGGTTTTACAACCAACATAGAAATTGGGAAAAAAGTGCCCTTTCTCACTTCGATTTAGACATTGAAGAATTTGCTAAAAAAGAATATGATCTGATTGATGCTGATGAGAAAAAAGATATTGAAGATTTTGATGATTCAGACATAATGGATGAAGCAGAATCCAGGGGCATCCTTCCAATCAGTGCAGAACTTGAAAATTCAAACATTCTAAATGATGGTTTTATTGATCGCTTCGTGAAGATCATTGACAGGGGGAATAACGTCGAAATAGAAAACACACTGGCTTTTCTTGAATTTAAATACAAAATATAACAATGCTTTTTAAACCCATTTTAAAATGAAAACATTCAAAGGACATCCAAGGGTAAGAGGTTTTTCCAAAGATGATAATGAATCAAGATATAAAATTCATCGAAAAATCAGATACAGGGAAATTGATTGTAAAATTTTCGCAAAGAGAAGAACAATAATAATTCCTATAGAAATGACAGAATTACATCCGCTTTTATCAGAACTCATTCAGGATTACGGATATAAAATTCAGACAGAAGCCTTTCAAAAAGACAATGTTTAAAGATGATTGGCGAGACAAAAACCCTTAACAAGGATGCGAAATTTGGAAAAAGTTTTTGGGCCAAAAAGGGTGAAAAAGTAAAAATAATAACGATAAGTGGTAATGCTGTAACCTGCGAAAAATCAAACGGTTACCGCTTCCCGTGTAATATCAAAGATTTAGAATAATTAAAATATAAATATATGGACGAAATAAAGTCAAAAAGCTACACTTTAAGAACGGAAAACGATTCTTGGTTAGGTCAAATAGTGCTTACATCAGACGGGATGTTCGCGAGTGTTACGGATTATGGAAACTTATCTTTCGGTTGGAGACACACCGGATATGATGACTTCAGGCAATTCATTTTAAGCCTAAATGTTGAATATTTTGGTGGAAAAATGTATCAAGGTAACACTTACATCCTGTATTCAAAAAAGTGTGAAAATGCGTGTATGAGATTCGCTCAAAAAATTCTTCCGGCGCTTCAAGAAGCTTTAAAAGAAGACATAATTAACAATCCAAAATTTTAATAAAAATGAAAATAATAGCACACAGAGTTGGTAATAAGATCAACGGTGAATCTTTAAGTATTTCCCAGGATGAAATGCAGCTAAATGAAGAAATGACTGAATTACTTCAGGACTATTTTTTAGGATCCTTTAAATCAGAAGAAACCTTCCAATTTTACAGTGATTCATACCTTGTAAATAACCCAGTTTACAATTCCGTTTCCGAAATTTTTGAAGACAAATCAAAGTTCCTTTGGGAATCAGAGGTCCTTGCAAAATATCTTTATGAATCTGCAGAAAATCCAAGAGTTCAGGGTGGTGAATTGTTCATTGTTTTATTTGAAGGTGATGAAAGCCCGGAAAGTGTTGATAAGATTGGGATTTTCAAAACTGAAAAAAGACAATCATTCCTAAAGTTTTCGTTCCTGAATGACAATTTGGAAGTTGAAAAAGATCAAGGGATCAGCCTTGCAAAAATTGATAAAGCTGCCTTAATCTATAACACCAACAAAGAAACCGGATTTGTTCTTTCAGTTGTTGACAACAATAAGAGCGGTGACATGTATTATTGGTTTGAAGATTTCCTACATGTTAAGCAACGTGATGATGAATATTTCCACACACAGGAATCTTTAATGATCTACAAGGATTATATCACAAAGCAGCTTCCCCAGGAATTTGAAGTTACAAAAGTTGACCAGGTTAATTTTCTGAACAAATCCCTGAATTTCTTCAAAGAAAAAGATCAGTTTACCTTAAAAGAATTTACAGATGAGGTTTTACAGGACCAGGCAGTTATTGAAAGTTTTGAAAGCTTTAAGACTGATTATGAACAGGACATGCAAGTTAATGTCGCCGAGGAATTTAAAATTAATCCTACTGCAGTAAAAAAGATGCAGAAACACTTCAAAGGCATCATAAAGCTTGATAAAAACTTCCACATCTACATTCACGGTGACCGGAATAAGTTGGAGCAAGGGCAAGACGACAAAGGGAAATTCTACCAACTGTATTTTGACAAAGAACAATAATCATGAAAACACTTTTTGAAACCACTATAAATAAAAAAGACACCTGTTTGTCTTACGCCTTAAAAAGGACCGGAACCCAAACTTCAGTTGAATTTGTTGAAGGTCTTGAATATGAATTTGACATTATCCCGGTGAAGGAAACAAAACTTGAAGTCGGTGACATCATTGCATGGGAGAAAAAAGAAAAATTCATGATGTGTGCAACCCGTATCATGGCACCAAGGAAAGACAATGTTTCTGAAATGAAGTTTGAAGAAGTAGACACCCGGTTCCATATCGGGGTTATTGAAAACAAATGTATGATTTCAGACTTGACCCGGACCACCAATGAATATATGGTCCCTTCTATCCGGAAACGGAATATTAGTCTGGTTCCTACAGATAGTCAAAAAGAATGCCCCTTCCCAGATTTTGTAATCAGAAAAAAAACATAACCAAATGTTAATCCCACACCTCATTATTAGGATTTTCATTCCTAAAAACAATAGAATATTAAAAACTCATTGGTAATAATGAACTACATCAAAGAAATAAATTCGTTTTACGATTGGCTTGAAACAAATTCCGTTTCAGATTCTGTAATTACTTTATGGCATGGTTTAATGCACATAAATAATAAAACGGGATGGAAATTAGAATTTACCGTAGCTATATCAACCTTACAGGTCAAAACGGGTTTAAGTTCTGCATCCATTAAAAGAGCAAGGAATGTTCTATCTCAATTAGGGCGAATAAAATGGAAACAGAGAAACGGAAATCTATCCTCTGTATATGAAATAATTCCTTTTGCGGATCACAGTGAGCTACAAAACGAACCACAAACCGTACCACAGTCCGTACCGCAAACCGTACCACAGTCCGTACCCATTAATAAACTAAACGAAACTAAACAAAACAGTATTCTTTTAAAAAAAGAATCAAAAGGAGAAATTCCAAAAAATGAAAATTCTGAAGAGTTATCCCAGGAAGAAAATTCTGATCCACTAAACACCGGTTCTGAAGAAAAAGAAAAAAGTTCCGCAAAAAAAGAAAAGGAAATTATTGATCACTTTCATGAAAACTGTAATAGGCTTCCAAAAGTTCAAATCATAAACCAGCAAAGAAAAAAATCTATAAATGCCAGGATTAATGATTATGGAATTGAAAAAGTTAAAGAGGTTATTGAGATTGCCGGAAAATCAAATTTCCTATCAGGAGAAAACAAAGCAGCTTGGAGTGCTGATTTTGACTGGATAATGAAGCCTACCAACTTTGTAAAGGTTCTGGAAGGAAATTATAATAACAAAGAACAAAACAATGGAAATAATCAAAGCACAAACAACGGATTTAGCAATCAGGCCGGAAATTCCAAAGGAAGTTCTCAGGTATCCGGGAAAACTTCCTTTAATCAAATACTTGCCCGAAAACTTGCTGAGCAAAATACCGCCGATAGTGAAAGCGGAAATATCACAATCGATGTTGAAGTGGTCAAGTGAAAAAGATGTCAATGAATTTTGTGCGGAAATCTGCAGTCGTTTTAATCCTAAATACGTTGGAAATCAACAAGAAAAAGATGCTTTAGCGGAATTGGATTTTGCAACTGCTTACAGTTTTGCAAAAAATTGTGAACTAACAGCAGAAGAATTTTTTTTAGCGTTTAATCTTGCAGCAGAAGGAAGATTGAAATATGAAGAAGACAAGGATGGAAATGCAGAACCGATAAAATTATTTCGTGAAATTGATGCTATTAAATTAAATGAGGTAAAATCTGCATATATCCGATACAAATCCTTAGATAAAAAATACGAAAACGGAAAAGCAGAAATCAAGGCATTTCTTGAACCGCCAATTGTAGAACCTACACCAGAAGAAAAAAAAGCTGCAAGAAATAAATTTTATACAGCAGAATACAGAAGGTTACAATTGGAAGGGAATGTTTTAGGAACAATTGTTTTCTATGACCTGATAAAAAAAAGAGGTCTTAAAACAGTTAAAGTTGAATTTATTGAAGCGGTCCTATCCACATTCATACCTGAAAAAATAGAAAATATTGCACGGAAAGAAGAACCGGAAAAGATCAGAGTTCCAAAAATTCAGAAGAATGATCCCCTTACGTATTTCAAAGACTGCATTGTCAAAGCATACATTGAAAAGGAAGAACTTAAAGAATTCACTGAAGAAGCCTGGATTGAGCATTGGGAAAAGCTTCACAACCAGGAATGATGATTTTCAAAGTTTCATTTCCATTTACCAAAAGAATAGAAGTGATAAATCAGCACTATACAATTTTAAACAAAAATTAAAATGACTTTAAAACTTGAAATATTAGGAATTCCCCAACCAAAACAATCTGCCAGGTTCAGGATCCAAAAAACAGCAAGGAAATCATTTGTCCGGTCCTATCAAAAAGTTGAGGTTATCCAAAACGAAAGGAACATTGCATTTGACGTGAAATCACAGCTTCCAAAAGGATTTATTCCCTTTAGAACTGCTTTAAGAGTGAAAGTAACATTTGTTTTCCCACCGCTAAAAGGCTGGTCCAAAAAGAAGCTTGAACAACTTGAAGCCGGAACAAAATTTTACAAGACCACAAAGCCGGATTTGACTGACAACCTTATGAAAGGGACAATGGATGCCATGAACGGGATTATTTTCACCGATGATGCTGTAATTGCCAAAGTCGAAAGTGAAAAAATATTTGGCAGCATTCCCAGAATAGAAATTGAATTTGAAACAATTTAAAAAATTATTATATGAGTAGAGAAAAAATTATTAAAAGGGTTAGGGCCCTTCTGGAAAAGAATCAGGAAAACGGAGCAACGGAAGCTGAAGCAATGGCAGCTTTACAGAAAGCCAATCAATTGATGCTTGAATACTATATTTCAGAAAACGACATTTCGGATCCGTACATTGGTGAAAAGTGTATTATGAAAGAAGTCCCGTTGATAAAATCCGGATATGATCTTGGAATATTTTACAACGACTTAACAAGGCTGTTTGATTGTGAATATTTCTACAACAGTAAAAGAATCGCCTTTTTTGGATTTGAAGAAGATACTGAACTTTGCGCCTATTTCTACAATCTTATTGTGAAAACCTGCCTGAAAGAAAAGGACCTTTATCTAAAATCATCTGAAGGCAAAGAAGCATTATTTTTCTATCATGGAAGAACCGTTTCATCATCTTTTATTAAAGGTTTCCTGATAAAGGTTTCCTATAAAATGGAAGAAATGTATAAAAATAAAGTCTCAAATCTTCCGGAGCAAACCGGCTTAATGGTTATCAGAAAAGAAGCGAAAGTCAAAGAACAATTTGATTCCATGAACTTGAAGATCAAAGCCACCAAAACAGATTTCACTTATACACAGATGGGTTTGAATGCCGGATTGCAAAAAGGTGAAGAGTTCCATTTAACCCAGGGGATCAAGCAACATCAACAGGATAACACCCTGCGCATAGATTAAGGGAAACCGCAAAAATATTAACGAATCAAAATATAATTTTATGGACTTAGAAAACAGACAAGAAGTTTATCAAATGGCAATTGATAAATGGGGACATGTAGCCCAAATGGAAATGCTTCAGGAGGAAGCAACGGAACTTGCACAATCTGCTTTAAAATTAGCACTATCAGCAAGAAAATTTATGAGAAAGGACACGGCGGAAACCTTTAAGAATTTAGCTTCAGAAATGGCAGATGTTGAAATAATGATTGAGCAAATGAAATTTATGTTTCCTTCCATTGATCCTATGGTTGAAGAACAAAAGAGGTACAAAGTAAACCGCCTAAAAAAAAGAGTTGAAAATAACACATTTACCGAATAGTATGACAACATTAGAAATTACCTTAACAGCAACTTCAGCTTTATTTTTCCTGCTGTATCTATGTACTTACATTAATTCAAGTGAAAAATCTTTATCCGGAATAAAATATCTTGAATTGATTGACAAGCAGGAACAATTTATCAACCAACTACGAAGGGATTATGACAGTCTTGCTTTGAAATTCTTCAACCTATTGTCTCGGAACAAGGAACAGGAAATGAAAGAAGCCATGGAAGAATTCATTCAATGTTGTTCTGAAGAAAGGGAGATTCAACACTACAAAGAATTGTTTCAAAAGGTTTTAAAATAAAATCTTTCGGAATTAAAATATGTAATATTGTTACATAAATTTGTAAATTTGTAATTATTCCCGCTATGGAAACACATAATATTTTAAAGATTGTTAGCCTTGAAATTATGCCCGGAACATTTGACGGGATATTCAAATGCTATGATGCTGTATTGAATTCAAAAATTGATTTTTATGCAGAAAATGGAATTACTGTTGCGACATACGCTATAACAACAACAGCAGGTGGGATAATGAGCCCAAACGATGCTGTTAAAAGGCTAATTCAATATTTCCTTTCTGGAAGATCTGAATTTGATTTTCAGGTACATCGCAATATAGAACTGACAGAAGCAACAATTTGTTGGAATAAAATCCACCACTTGAAGGTTGAACTTTCTGAGCCACTAAAGTCCGAATTTGAAAAAATCTTTGACGTTTCAAATTGGAATATCCCACAACAACAAATAAATTAAATATCAAATGGAAAATCTGGAATTAATGCCAATGACTGACTTTGTACTGATGCAAAGCGAAAAAATGTACACAAAAATTCAAGATAAAGTTGGAGAACCGAAATACACGGTTCTTCAATTTATCACCGAAACACCAAATTATGCTAAATTCTTAAAAAATGAAAACAAGGTTTGGATGTTTGTTCCGTCTGACTTAAATGGAAAACCCCTGGAAAAACCGGAAATGAGACAAGAAAGGGACAGTTTTGGTAAACTAGATGTTGATTTCGATGCTGAAGAATTACATCAGTACATCAAAGCAAAAGACAATTGTTTCTTCCTGGTAGATGATTATGAAATTGCTGATGATGTTGTTTTCCTGAATGACAGACAATTCATGATTTCTTTAGAAACCGGAAATCTTTTGTGGAAAACATCCACTTACAAAACGATTGAAGACATCGCAAATGATCCGGATATCAAATTCTACTTATCACCAAGGGCCTTAAAAAAGATTGGAATATGACAAAACAGGAAATAATACAAAAAGCTTATGGCAAGCATTGGGAAGCCGTAAAGGATTTCGTTAATATGGAGGATGGCAGCTGTTGTGGTGTAGAATATTCAGGATGGAAACAGATAAATAATCATCCGTCTTTAAACGAAATGGGAATTTACCAAGAGGATAATTTTGCAAAGACATGGTATGATCCACATCAAAATAAACATTTTTGGATACCCATTTCATTAGAAAATATTGAAAACAACAATGGCTGGATAAAGATTGAAAGTGAAGATAACTTGCCTACTGATACTAATGTAAATTACTTTTATTGCCAGATGGGAAATTTTTCAAATAGATCTACTTCAGCAATGGATTTGGCAGCATCATACAGATTCTATAAAGATTCAAATGCTGAATTAACTCACTACAAACCAGTAGAAAAGCCTAAACCACCAATTTACTAATTATGGAAATGCCAGTGCCTTGCCCGAAATGTGAAGAATGGAGTTGAAGGAAAAAATTAAATCATTGGGGTATAATTACGATGATTTGTAAAATTTATTAGAAAATTAAATGAAACTGACTGAAAAACAGATAAAATTTTGTGAAGAATACCTGATTGATCTAAATGCAACACAGGCTTGTATTCGTGCGGGTTACAGCGAAAAAACAGCAAGGCAAACCGGATCTGAAAACCTGTCAAAACCTGACATTCAAAATTACATATCAGAACTTCAGGAAAAAAAGTCTGAAGAACTTGACATCACCCAAACAATGATCCTTCAAGAACTCGTTAAGGTTGCATTTGGAGACGTTAAGAATTATTTTGATGATCTTGGCAGGCTGATCAACATTGCCGATCTAAAAAACGATGTTTCCGCTTCAATCAAATCCGTAACAGTTCAGTCCGAAAAGATTGAATTACGAGGGGAAACGCTTGTTGAATCATCAATCAAGAAGATAGAATCCTATGACAAATTAAAAGCCATTGACACCATAAACCGTATGTTAGGTTTTTATAGCAAGGATAACGCACAAAAGAAATCTGAAGCACAAGTTTCTATTTTTCAGTTACCAGATAATAAACGTTAAAAAAAATATATATAAATGGAAAAAATATTGATCATTGACATTGAAACAACAGGATTTCTTCAAGCAGGTGGAAAAATTGTTGAAGTCGGAATTGTAGAACTTGACCTTGCCAATGGTGAAAGAAAAATCATTTTCGATGAGGTTACACACGAAAAGGGAATCACTAAAGATGAGGTTGAAAATTCCTGGATTATAAAAAACTCTGATCTTACTGTTGAAGCTGTAAGAACTTCTAAATCATTGGATGTGCTGAAACCACAAATTCAAGAAATCTTGCATTCTTACCAACACGGATCCACAGCTTTCAATAATGTGTTTGACTTTGGATTCATGGAAAACCGGGGATTTGTCTTTCCTAAAAAATTGGCATGTCCCATGAAGATATCAACCAACATTTGTAAGATCCCGAAATCAGGCGGTTTTGGTTATAAATGGCCAAAGGTTGAAGAAGCCTTTGAATTCTTCTTTGGAAAGACCGGGTACATTGAATCGCACCGTGGGGCCGATGATGCATTTCACGAAGCTGCAATTGTGTATGAACTATTTAAAATGGGAAAATTTACAATTGAATGACATGGCAGATTACTATTTCATAGACGGTAAGCATTTACGAATTGAAAATTTAGTCACACACAATGGCAGCGTATTTAAAATAAAAAAGATTTCAAAATACAATGTAACTGCAGACAGAGGGAAAGGTGAAGTGGATTTTAATATTGATGAACTATCACCTTTGAAAATCACTGAATTTTGGTTAAAGAAAATGAATTTTGAATTTGATGAGTTTGAAAAGCCAAAATTAAAAATCCCTTCCGAACTTGGATATGCCAAATTTGAATTGAATGAAAACGGAATCTTTTTAATTGACGGCGATCAATCAACTATTGGTAAAGAATTAAGGTTTGTTCACCAGGTGCAAAATTTATTTTTTGACTTGACCGGTGAAGAATTGCAGATTAGTGAGTAATATTAAAATCATAAGACCACAAGAAGGGTATCAGATGAAGGCCCTTTCCTCCCCTGCCGACATTCTTGTTGGTGGGGGTGCTGCCGGTGTAGGTAAAACAACATGTTTGTTGCTGGAACCGTTACGACACATCAACAATCCAAATTTCGGTTCTGTCTTCTTTCGTAGGACCTCACCAATGATTAAGGCAGAAGGTGGTTTATGGGATGCATCGCAAAATATGTACAAATCCATTCTAGGAAGTGAACCACGTGAATCAACATTAGAATGGTTCTTCCAATCAGGTGCAAAATTTAAGATGTCCCACATGGAGTACGAGAAAAACAAGTACGATTGGCAAGGTGCAGAAATACCCTTAATTCTTTTTGATGAGTTAACACATTTTTCATCATCAATGTTTTTCTACATGCTTTCAAGGAACCGTTCTATGTGTGGTGTTGATCCCTATGTTCGTGCAACATGCAACCCGGATCCGGATAGTTGGTTGGCTGAACTTGTGGATTGGTGGATTGAGCAAGACGAAAAATCACCAAATTACGGTTATCCCGTTCCGGACCGCCAAGGAATGCTGCGTTATTTCACCAGGGAAAACGGAAACCTCATCTGGGGTGATTCTGCACAAGATGTTTATTATAAATGTAAAGATTCCATTGATGAAATAATTGCTCGATCAAAGGGTTTAATCACGGTTAAAGACCTTATTAAATCATTCACCTTCGTTGGTGGTTCGATCTATGAAAATGTTGAACTATTGAAGGTGAATCCCGCCTACCTGGGAAACTTGAACGCACTTGATGAAAATGAAAAATTAAGGCTTCTTGGTGGGAATTGGAAGATTTCATTGAAGGGTGATGATATCTATGATTCAAAAAAGTTCAATGATATGTTCACCAACAGTTATGTTCCAAAAGGTGAAAATTATATCACAACGGATATTGCAATGAAAGGATCTGATAAATTCATTGTCTATGTTTGGTCCGGGAAAAGACTTGAAGACTTCCATGTTATGGATAAATCAAGCGGTCCCCAAGTTATTAATTTGATAAAAGATAATGCCTTCGCTCATGCTGTTCCTCACTCTAGCATTGTATTTGACAATGATGGGGTCGGTCAATTCGTTGATGGTTTCATTGAAGGTGCCCGTGAATTCAATAATGGTGCTACACCATTACCAAATGATGAAACAGGAAAACCAGAAAGTTACAAGAATTTAAAATCTCAATGTTTCTTTAAATCTGGGGATGCTGTTACAAGGGGCGAATATTACATCACGCCTTATGCAGCAAATAAGCGTTATGATGATAAAATGACTTTGAAAGAACGGATGCTGTTTGAAAGAAAGGCGATAAAACGAGGTAGCATTGACAAAGATGGAAAATTGTGTGTTATCAAAAAAGAAGAAATGAAAAATTTCCTGAACGGCCAATCCCCCGATGTGATGGATTGCTTTATGATGCGTGAATGGTTTGAATTCAAGGTTAATCAAACATCAAAAGTAACATCTCATTCATTAAGAGATTATGACAACGGTCTTGAACTGTTGGATTTTTTAAGATAAAAATATGTAACATTGTTATATATTTTTTTATATATTTACACTTTAAATCAACCTATTAAACAATTAGTCATGCTAAACCCCGAACAAATACAAGAAACAATCAATGATGTTCAGGAATTAAAGGACAAGATCCTTAAAAGACATCAGCAAGATCCAACCTTTTGTTTAAGAACCGAAAGCGTTTTTACTCAATACATCAACTCACTTTCTTACATCACAGGGAATGTAAACCCGCAAACTGCATCTTATGGATTCAATCCACAACCGTTGAAATCGGTGATTGGAAAACCTATTGGTGAAAGATCTGGCACCAAGTTAGATTTGCCCGTGATCAGCACAGATGATGTTGAAGCATTCAAAGAAACCGTTCAACTCTTACATGATGGCTTTCTTGATCGTGAAAACATTCAACTTCTGGATTCCTTAAAAGAAATCGAAATCCGTGGTGTTGCCAGTCTTGCCGGACTTGACGACTTCCGAGAAGCCGAAATAAATGGTGCTTACATTGATGTGATCAAAGCAAAGATCACCGCCAATAAGGACCTGGAAGCAGCAAGGGAACAGAAGAAAAAAGAACTTCAAGGCAATACATCGGCAAATGATACTGCACCGGCGGTGGTTGTAGATCAAAAACAACCTGAAGGTGATGCAGTGGTTAACGTAATCCAAGAAGGTGCCACCGCCAATAAGGACCTGGAAGCAGATCAGAAGCAAAATGAAGGATCTTTATCAACGAACCTGCCAGAAGGTGCCCCGGCAAACAATACCCCGGATGTTATTGTTGCAGCAGCTAAAGCAGAAAAAACAAAGCAAAACACAAAGAAATAATGGATTTCAATTGGAAAGGAAAAACTTATTCACTTCCTGTAACGCTGAATCAAGTCACAGTTCGCCAAAGAATTGAATTTGATGCACAATACAGAAGTGAGATTGTTCAGCTTCAGGAAAATGTTTTCAGAAAGGATGAAGAAGGAAATGAATTGGATGTTGATGAAATGGACGTTTCATTGCTGAATGTTTCCGTTGCTGCAATGAATCTTTCATTCTTCACCGGGATCCCGATGAGTGAAATTGATTCTGAAATGTCGGTTGATGATGTGATGAATTTATATTTCTCATGCTTTCATCAATTGTACGAAGAACAGGAAAATATTCAATTGCAAGAAGAATATCTGTTTATGGATGATTTTTGGAAAATTGAAACGCCGGTCCTTAGTCATGAAAGCAAGATCACATTCAATGAATTAATTACCTCCAAACAGGTAATTAAGCAAATGCAGGAACTTTCAGCCGGTAAATGGGATGCAATTCCAATTCTTGCTGCAATATATCTTAAAAAAGAAGGTGAAGTCTTCAACGAAAGTTGGCTTTCCCCTGGAAGTGAAAGACTTGAAATGATGTATAATCTTCCTATGGATATCGCTCTTGCAGTAGCTTTTTTTTTGCAGAATTCAATGGATCAGTTTCTGAAAACTTCAGTGTATTTGCAGGAGGAAAAGACGGAGACGGGCCAAATTTAGAAGCACATTTTGAAAAATGGGGATGGCTTTCATTCTTAACATTTGTCGCTGAAAAAGGAACAATCTTTTACAAGAACAACGGAAAGTCCAATTTGGAAAATATAAAGGAAACAAAGGCTTATGACATTCTTCTTTGGGCTTCAGAACAAAAAGACCATGAAGAGTTTATCCAAGAATATTACGAATCTTTAAAAACAACATAGTATGAACACATGCACTTCAGAATTTTCTTCTTATGAAGGATTGTCTTCCAGATATTATGAATCTGGTAAATCAATCGAAAATCAAAAAAAAACACCGACACAGGGAGTTTCTGGAAAAACAAATTTTCACCACAAATTTAAAAGCGGTAAAAAGCCACAAGGCAAATTTACAAGCATGAAAGTAAAGTAATAAACGAAGACCTCATTGGCAGGGTAGAAACCTTTTTCGTAAAGGGGTGGTTTATTGAGCAGGGAACCAGACCTGCAAACCGGGGGTTTAGCTTAGCTAGGAAGAGCAGGGGTGATCACACAAAACAGTGCCTAAGGCGTGGGTTCGATTCCTACAACCTCCACAAACATTTTAAAGAGAGGGTTCTATTTATGGAAAACAGTCCGATCAACTGGCGTGATGCATAACGTAGAAGTAAATAGAACCCGTGAATGCCGATTTGTTCGAGTGGTTAGAAGGTAGTCTGCAAAACTACATACACGGGTTCGATCCCCGTAATCGGTTCGATAAGAATTTTTCTTTTCATTATGTGTTTTTTCCCGGCTGATTTTGGTCGGTCGGGTTTTATTAAAAATATGTAACAATGTTAAATATTATTAACCAAATAAATTTTAAAAAATGAATCAACAACAGCAAGATTTTGAAAAATTATTCAGAAATGAATTAGAATCTGTAAACTTTGAAATCAGCAAAGTAAACATTGAACTATTAACGCCTATCTGGAAAAAAGTTTTGGATTCTAGTTCCCTGTATAGTTTAGATTGTGATATTGTTATCCTGGAACAGATTGCAAAAACTGTTTATTCAGAAAATGAAATTCAGTTCAATCTTTTTAATGTCTCATTCTTATTGAACGCTTTGACAAAACTTTCACCGAAAGAATTAGACATCACTATGTTTGAATACATTGTATTTAATAGGATGGTCAAAGAATTATCTGAAAAGTGGAATGAACTGGTTATGCCTATCCGTCAAAAATTGATGAATAAAATACAAACACAGGCTGCTTTGAATATTCAGCAAAACCATAACGGAAAACAAGTAATCCCACCATTTAAAGGAAGATAGTCATGAAGACAGTAAAATTAATTGCCGTTGGAATTAGCTTTCCTATTGCTGAAGCACTTGCAAATCAATTTGCACAGAAATGTTCACATAAGGAATTAGGGTTCAAGGTTGGCGGTTGGCAAGCAACAAACGATGAAGTGATTTTTGATATGTACGGAATTGTAAAAGCCAAAGCCGGAAGTTTTCCATGTCCTATGACAGATGGACCTTACAGGGCGGTGCCCATTGTAAAAACAGATATACAAAAATCATATAATGCTGGTTTTACTGCAGGTGAAAATGCTGCAGCACTATTTAAAGCGATCTCCGAATTAGAAATTGCTGAAACTCTCAATAATTTAAATTCTAATTGGTTTGCAGCAATCGAAGGAAGGTTGAATAAACCAAAAATCGAATTGATGCCTGAAAAGATCTGGCAGGAACAAAGGGTTAAATCTATCAATGAAGCCATTCAAAGTTATTCACAAGAAAATCAAATTATTCCGGCTGAATGGGTGAAGGAAAGAAATGAACTTCTTAAAAAACTTTGTACGCTATGAAGCAAGAACCAAAATTTCCGGCTGACAGATTAGATAAGGAAACAAGGTTCCAGATAGGGACAGGTTGCATTGTAATAGTAATTATGGCTATTACTTGTATTGGTTTAGGGATTTTAATTGATAGATATTGGTTATGAATATTATTCAAGTTTGTAAAGAAAAAGAATGTGACAATAAGCCTGTCTTAAATGTACAGATAGGAAGTCACAAGCAAAATTTTTGCTGTCAGAAAGGTTTTGAAAAGTCTCTATCTGAATTCACAAAATTCCTAGGAAAGAAAAAATGATCAAGATTTTCCACATATTAAAAGGTTGGTTCCGGTCCTACATTTCGGCGTCAGAAAAAATCAAAAAACTTTCTGAACAAAGACTTGAAGTGTGCCGGGATTGCCCTTTTGCCGTTGAAAAATCCTTCTTGAAGTTTAGGGAGAATGAAGCGATTCAGGAAAAAACAAAAGCCTGTCAATTTTGCGGATGTCCGGTGATTGAAAAAAGCCTTGTTGAAGAAGAAAAATGTCACTTGAACTTATGGAAGAAGTAAAATGCAACGGAAAAACAATTTACCCGTCCGAGAAATTGGCAAACACCGCAAAGAATTCAATTAAAAGGACAAGTCACAGGAATAGCATTCCGAAAAGATCATATTTCTGTAAAGATTGCCATGGCTGGCACCTTACAAGTAAAATGCATAAACCAAACAACGAAGACAATGAGTCATAATATTGATGAAATACAGCTTCCAAGTGCTAAAGAAGCAGCAGACAGAGAAAAATTGAGATTCAAAACATTCGTTGAGTTCTGGGCAAGTATGAGTGATGAAGAAATAAAGCTTTATCCGCCATTTATTCAACTAACATTGGCACATAGAAGAGAATTGTCAAAAACATATTTATTCTGTGAAGTCAAGTTTGAAGAAAATTTTAAACAAGAACTTAATCATATCAATAATCTTATTAAAACAAGTATGGGATTATTATGAACGAACTTAATCTTTATCAGCTATACAGGGACATCATTAAAAAATCAAAAGTGATGCGCCGGTTTGTAACTGGTCCTAACTATGGGGATGAGTTGAACAAAAATAATGCAGGGGAAATTTTGAAGGATTTTCTGGAAGGTATCAAAGACGGCAAGAAATATCCGCTTTGCATCATGTTCCCGCCGGTGGAACTTCCAAATTTTGACACAAATTGGAGTAAATATAAATGCAGATTGTTATTTCTTACAACGCAACACAACGATGCGAACGGAACACAAAACAGGAATCCATTCAATAATCTTTCCCAACATACTATTGAACAAACATGGAAAGATATGGGAGTTTGCGCAAAGGATTTCAGGAAGTTTCTGAATATGATAATTGCAAAATTTCCCGGTACGGAAATAAGGGAATGCACTTCTGTTGATGTTATTGAAAGATATTCCGGTGTTGGTGCAGATAACCTTGCCGGCGTAGGACTTTCATTTGACATTGATCTTGCTATTGCCTGTGATCTGGAAGATTATTCTGAAGAAGATTTAAAAAGTTTTGAAATAAATACAACTGATTTACACCCACATCATGAGCATTAAGAGAATAGCAGAACAAATCCCAGATGAAGTAAGAAGCCAGGTTCTTCTTAACGAAAAGGATATTATATCAAACGCAATTGCAGTTTGGGACAATGATAATATGCAGAAGCTTTTAAAAATATGGCACACATTCATTGAGCCGGAAAAGGAAATGACTTCATGTCCTATTTGCGTAGGAAACATTTTAAAAAATTTCGTCCAAATGAAGCCTTTTTTGGTTGAATTGGAGAATGATTATAGAAGATTAAATGCACTATGAAACAAACACTCCAAAAAGTAGAAGATCTATTGTCTAATGCGTTGGTGAAACAATTGGCAGATCAAGGGCATCGCTTAACCGGTTCCCTTGAAAACTCAATTTTGAATTCATCCAGGGTTATTGACGGCAAAAACAGGTCTGAACTTTTTGGATTCGCCCTTGATTATGCACAAGATCTTGAAAATGGAACAAAAAAATTTGGAAAGGATCATGTCCGTGATTTATATAAATATTTCATTTTAAGAGGGCTTAATAATATTCAAGCAATGGAAGCTGCAGTTTTAACCAACAAAAGACACCGGGCTGAAGGAATGCCAACACTGGCTTCAGCAAGATTTTCAAAAACAGGGGAACGAAAAAAATTCATTCAAAACACTTGGAGAGAGAATGAGCAAAAAGTTGATTCTATTGTGGATCAAGGAACCGATTCTTTTTTTGATGAATTATATAACAATCAAAAATCTGAAACACTATAATGCCAATAACCGCTATTACATATCAGCCAGAAACATTTTCTTTAAACTCCGTTTACAGGCCTGTAATCTTCAGATGTAGGGCCAAAATTCCAAATGCAACTGCACAAAATTATAAATGTCCGGTCGTTTTTTGTGATGTTTATGTTGACGGTGTTTATTATAAATCCCTTGCAAGAACCCAATTCATAAAAGATGAAAATCAGGATCCGGAATATGAATTTGATATCCAGGACGCAGTTCAAGAATTAATGGGTTACAATCTGCCAAAGATGAACGGAAAGATAATTGAAGAATTTGACAACACAATTAAAAAAGTATTTGTAAAATTCAGAAATGCTTATTCAGATTCAAACGGTTTTTCAGCAAGTGAGCAGGTGGCCCCCATTCAAGGAACTTCATCTACTCCACCGGTTGAAGGTGCTGGAACAAATTCAAATGAAATTTATGTTTTGAATTCAGTAATTCAGCATGAAGAAAATCAGGATCTTGATAAGCTTCTTGAATCTTACAAAACCGGAACCTGGGGAAACGCTTTTCCATTAACCAAACGGCCAAAAGAATTTAAAATCTGTAAAGGCGACAGTTCACACTTTCCCATTATTTCCGCTTACAGACCCAAAACTATATGCGTCCAGGCAAAAACAAAGTCTGGAAGCATTATTGACATTTGTAACGAAATAATTGAAGATTGCCCTATTCTTTCAAATATACAATATACTATCACAAAGGATATTCCCAACAACAGCCAGGCAATTACTTTTACATGGACGAACCCGGTGAACCTTCCTTCAGTACCTTATGATATAAAAATTTATAGGCGTTTACATGGTTCAAATGATCCTTGGTCAACAACGCAAATCACTGTGTACCCTACCCCGGTGAATGAACAAATTATTATTACTCCATTTGCTTACTATGATTTTGTTTTTGAAATAATTGGTAGATGTAACGCATTGGAATTTAGCCAACTTCCTATTATTGAAAATGTTGGTACCGAAAGAAACAGTCCGCCAACAATTTCACTTCGTTGGATGGATAATCAAGGTACAGAAGAAAGATTATGTTCACAAAACAACTGCAGTGCTGTGATTGAAGTACTTGCTGCAGATCCGGACAATGATATTGCAAATGTCAAAATATTGAAAAGCATTGACAATGGTGCTACTTGGACTGTATTAATAGCAGATTTGACCACAAACACTTTTACTGATAGCCTTGATTCTGTTGGTATAAAGAAATACAAAGCTGTTGTCACTGATATTCCCGGCCTAACAGCAGAATCAAACATAATGACCTACAAAGGTAATAGTATGGTTAGCGTTGACCGATATCCGGATTTTTTCATTACGATCTATAAACCGGATTCTGGCAGTCATTTTATTGGTCAGGTTAAGTTTTACGGTTTACAGTCGGAAACAGTAGATGGTTCTAATATAACAAAGGTTGAAGTTTTCTGCAGGTTTAGAGCGATCGGGGAAAACATTTGGTGGCAAACCAATGAAACGCATGTATTCGCCACACCTTCACCTACAATCAATTTGACAAGACAGTTTGTTTACGGCTTCCGGGATAACTCCAAATACATAGGAACACGGGACTGGAACGGGGCGGACAGTTTCTTTGCAGAATTCAAGATTTACACATCATCGGGAGAAATTAAGATTTTCAACCTGTATTATTCTGGCTTCCCATGGTATTCAGATTATAACCAAGCAATCACCCTTTAATAAAAACATTATGGCAGGTATAGATTATAGCGTTTTTTACATTCCGGAAGGCATTCCAAATATTAAAGAATATTTTCCAAACATTGACTTCAGTGAAGTTGATGAATGGACTGTTTATGTTAAAGACAGCCAGGATAATATTCTTGCAACTTCCAGACGAAATATTAACGGATGTTGTTGCATAGATGATAAGGTAAGAATTCACTTTATCAATTCATTAGGTGAAATTGATTCTATAAACTTCATTCTTAGCATTGAAGAACATGAAACCAAATCCGATACTTGGAAAAAGTCACAAAAATCCCCTTTAAATAGGACCAAAGGCGGTAGTTATCGCCAAAACATAACCTCCAACGAAACAATTGAAGCTGAAACAAGATGCTATTCAGAAAGTGATCAATATTGGATTAAAGAACTGATGGATTCGCCTGTTGCTTGGATTGAAACCCTTCTTCCAAATGGTTTCCATGAAAGTAATGAAAAAGAATTTATTCCAATCGAAATTTCAGACATGAAATTCAATCCTAAAAAAAACAAAGGACGATATGAATATATAGTTAAGATCAAGTTTTCAATGAGTAATGATAATTCAACACATAGATAATGGCAAGTGATTATTTAAAATTAACCATGAACAATGAAGAATTAGACATTGACACAAATTCTGATTTTCCAATTGCTATTGATTATCAGCTTGAAGATATAGAAAATTTTCAGGCAAAAAAAAGCAGTGAATCAACCGGAATAAAACTTCCGGCAACCTTAAAGAATCAAAAGATATTAAACACCTTCAACAATACATCTGTTGAAGACTTAACGCCTAACGAATTTTTCAAAGGGATCAGGAGAATTGTTATTGAAGCTAATGGGGATGAAATATTCATTGGAAAAGCCATTCCAAAAAAATCATTTCGTAACGGTGGAAAAACAACATCTTTTGAAATTGATGCCTTTGGAAACAATGGTGACTGGATCATTGATATGAAAGAATTGACATTGTACGAAGTTTTGAAAAGGATTGAATTAACCTTTGATAAATCCACAATTATAAATTCCTGGCAGTTTGATGGAACGGATGAAAATCTTCCGTATGTTTTTGCACCGGTAAAATATGCAGCCCCATTGGATCTGGTGGATAATAACGATAAAAATTATCATATTAAAAATTTTCGCCCTTCAATTTCAAAATTCTTCACTATTTATTGGGCTTTCAAAATGTTTGGCTATAGAATCAAAGGTGATTTTATAGATTCTTCCTTCTATCGTAGACAGGTGCTTCCCTGGACTTTCGGCAACTTTTTAACTTCCGGAGGAACCAAATATGACATTCATAAGTTTCTTGCAAAAAGTGACATTGAACGAAGATTTGAAGAAATGGACGATTGGGTTGATTTAAATGTAAGGGATTTCCCAACACCATGTTTCGACAATAACAATACGATTGCTGAAGGTGATTTCACTGGATCTGATGCACATGGTGGAGGCACTGAACTAACATGGAAATATAACACCCCTCATTATGGTCCTTTAGAAGTTACTTTTTCTATGCAGTTGTTCTATGATTATAAAATTGATTTCTCGTCTATTGTTGAACTCAATGTTTTCTGGTACCAAAGAACTATTTCAGGAACACAACTTATGCAGCAGAATCAAATTTTTGATCACCAGGCCCCCACTGCAGGCAGCACTGAAGGCAGCGACACTGTGCCGGTATGGTTTTCCACACTTGTAAACCCAAATGATGAAATTGTTTGTAAAATTAAATTAAGGATCAAGGAAAGTAAAACAGCTACCGTTGCTAGGTGTTCACTTAAAGTTGATGAATATCAGATTGATCACTTTAAAATACCGGTTGGCGGTCAAGTTACCTTTGATTCATACTTACCACTTCAGAAATATAAATTTCTTGATTTTTTGAGAGGTGAAGTAGATTTGTTCAATCTTTCCTTTCAGACGGATCCGGTTAATAAGATAGTTCTTATTGAGCCAACGCATGAATTTTCAGAATCTAACGATTTATCACAAAAAAAAGGCGGTTATTTCAATGGGGACTACATTGATTGGAGTGACAAAGAAGATATTGCAAAAGAAAGCTTTGTTGAAATATACAACAACAACGCCCGTGAATTCGTGTTTAAATTTAAAGATGATTCAAATGATGGGGCTTTGAAGATAGTTCAGGACCGTTATAAAATTACCCTTGCAAGTGGTAAATATCTATTCTCAGAAAGATTCAAGGCCGAAAAAAAGGAATACGAAAACCGTTTCTATTCACCTACCATGCATTATAATGTGGATGAATTTGCTGATGTTACAGGGGAAACCCCACAAATGATTTGCCTGGTTCCGGAAAACATTTCAAACACTTCAAGTTCAGAATCTCAAAATGTTTTTTCTCCCAAATCAGCCTATTATAAAGGTCTTGTTTCTGGTGTTGGAGGTTGGAGAATGAAAGACAATGACGGTAGTATTATAACATATAACAACTACCCTTTCCTATTTGCGGTCAATTATAAGGACGGCGGTGAAAATGATCCTATTCTTTCCTATTCTGATGAAAAAATAGGTAGTAGCACCGGAACCAAAGTAATTGGAAGAGGATTAATAAAAAGGTTCTTCTGGCAAAGGTTAGCAATCATGAATGATGGAAGACAATTGAACACATTTATTAAGCTTAATAACAAAGATGTTACCAATTGGTTCCACCGTGAAAGAATAAATCTTCATGGTGAATTGTTTGAACTTATTAAAATTGACGGATATAAAGCCTTAAAAGGGGTTTCCACATCCTGTTTGCTTCGTAAATGGGTACCAATAACCGAGAAAGAAAGCAAAAATACTTATCCAAGTGAAAAAAGCATTTTAACAGATGCTGTTGAAGTATTAACTGAACCAATCAGTAATTCAGACAGTACTTTAATTGACAAAGTTTTTGACACTCAGTATAATCGGTTAATGTGTTTATACACCGACATTCCAAGATAAATTTTAAATACAAATATGTAACAATGTTACATTAATAATGAAATTATGGCTAACGTTACGAAAATTTATGAAGTCAAGATTCAGGGCCAAGGGGTTTTGCTTGATGAAATGAAGAAAGTCAACAGGGAGTTTGACGATTCAAAGAAAAAGTGGAAAGAACTAAAAGATCTTATTTCAAGGGGTGGTCTTTCTTCTGCTGAAATGGCAAAGTATAATGAAGAAATGAAACAGGCGAAACTGGAAACAGAACGCTTGAAGCAGGAAACCATAAAGTTAAGAAATGAAAGTATTGCCCTAGGTAATGCCAATAAACAACAAGCCACTGAACAAAGGAGGGTAAGAGACGAAACGAGGCAATCTGTTGGAGATTACAAACAATTATCCCGTGAATTAACCGAATTACGTAACAAGGCAAAAGACACCGCCGTAAAATTCGGTGTTGATTCAAATGAATTTAAAAGGGCACAAGCTGAAGTTAATGTTCTGGACCGCCGTCTGAAGGATATTGATGCACGTCTTGGCCAATATCAAAGAAACGTTGGTAATTATCCCGGAAATAATCTTTCTGGATTAAACAAAAACACCATTCAATCTTTAACCGGTGCAGGGCTTGGAAGTGTAATTGCAACACAGGTAAATGAAGCTAAAAACAAAGTTCGGGAATTAGATACTGAACTTTTGACCCTAAAAAATAGATTAAATACGGTAAGGCAAAGTGGTACCGGTGATCTTGATGCAATTCAGCGTGAAATTATTGAGAACCGAAATGCAGCTTCACAATTTACCCGTGAAATTACAAGGATTCAAACCGAATTAAGAAACACAAGTACGGTTGGCGGTCAAGTTACCAACAATTTAAAGAATTATTTCCGTAATCTGAAAGGAGAAATTACCGGCTTTATGGTCGGGTTTCTTTCGTTTCAAACTGCCATGGCAAAAACACAGGAACTTATTGATAATACTTATCAATTGGCTGATGGTGTTACGAGTATGGAAGTTGAATTGGAAAAAGCAGCCGGCGGGGCGCAAAAACTGGTTGATAACCTTGCAAAAATTGATACAAGGACCAAACTTCCGGAATTGGTTAATATTGGGAATATTGCCATAAAAGCAGGTGTTGAAGAATCAGATCTTGTTGGTGTTGTAGCGGGTATTGATAAAATAAAAACAGCCTTTGGAAAAGATTTTGGCGATGTAGAAACCGGTACCGAAAGTCTTGTAAAACTGATCAACGTTTTTGAAGGATCCGGAAATGTTACAGAAGATAATTTGCTCAGAATGGGTAATGCTGTACGTACTTTGGCCAATGAATCCGTGGCATCCGTTCCGTTTTTGAATGACTTTTCCAAAAGAATGGCAGGTCTAAAGGGTATTTCTGATATCACCCTTCCTTCTGTTTTAGGGCTGGCATCCGGATTTGAACAATACGGCCAAAGTGCAGAAACTTCTTCAACTGCATTAGTGCGTATCATCCCAAAAATTGCGAGTGATACAGAAAAGTTTTCCAAGTTTGCAAAAATGTCGCAAAAGGATTTTTCTGCATTAATCAATTCAAATCCTGCTGAGGCCCTTATTCGTGTCGCTGAAGGAATCACAAAAGATAAAGTAAGTATTGAAGAACTTATTCAATCATTGGGTGATTCAGAACTTGCAAAAAAAGGTGGTGCAGGGATTGTTTCAGCATTGGGGGTTTTAGGTAAGAATTCAGAAACATTTAGAAAAAGTATTAAAAGTGCCGGTGAAGCTTATCAAGATACATCCAATATCACCGATGCATTCAATAAAAAAAATGAAAACCTATCAGCCGGAATGGATAAGCTTAAAAAAAGCTTTGTTGATGCTGCTAATAATCAGAAATTCCAATCATTCCTTAAAACTACTATTACTATAATTGGAGTGCTTGGAAGTGCCATTTCTGGAATACCAATGTGGGCGTGGTATACTATAATTACACTTCTAACACTTGCATATTGGCAAAATATACAAGCATTAGCCATTTCAATCCAACAAACAGTTGTTTATGCAGCAAGAACTGTAATAGGGAATGCATTGATTACCGCTTCAAATATTTTGATTAGAGCCCAAGCAGTTGCACTTGCTGTTGCAAATTTGGGTTGGAGGGCATTAAATGCAACAATGTTGTTTTTTGGGACAATTATTCCAGGAATTAGAACCGCGTGGATTTCTTTGAATTTAACAATTCTCACAACGCCTGTTGGATGGATTATTGCAGGTTTGGCAGCAATCGGCGGTGCGATGGTATTAATGAGTGCAAGAACTGAAAAAGCTTCTGACAGCCTTAAAAAACAAGGTCAGGCAATTAAGCAAACTGCTACAGAAATGAAGTTGAACGCTGAAATCACTAAAAAAACAACTGAAGCTACTGTTGATACCATTGCTAAAATTGAAATATTAACTCGTGTTTTGAAGGATAATAACATTGCACTGAGTACAAAGAAAATTGCGCTTCAAGAACTAATAAATATTAACCCTAAATACCTAGGGGCCCTTACTCTTGAAAATATTAAAACTGCTGAAGGAACGCAGATTCTTGAAGCTTACCGTAAAAAGATCCTTGAAGTTGCTAGAGCAAAGGCGGTTGAATCTTTGGTTCAAGAAAAACAAAAAAAATTAGTGGAACTTGAAATGAAAGCCACTGATGATGCTAACGCAAAACTTGAAGCAGACAAGTATAAAAATAAGGTTTTTGACAGTCGTTCGTGGGGAGAATTTGCACGTGGGGTTGGTGGCATGATTGGGATCGGCCCTGGTGATTCAGAGGATGTTTATAACAACAATCTGAAAGAAAGAATCCAGCTTCAAAAAGAAATGAATATTCTTACTAAAGAACAGGTTCAAAATATTGCTAAAGGAAATGCAACCAATTTCACGGGCTCCGATTCTGGGTCAGGAGTTTCAAGAACACTGTCTGCTTTGCGTGAAGAAATCCAGGCATTGACAACTGAATTTGATGCAGCAGAAATTGGTTCAAAAAGGTATTATGATCTTCAGAAACAAATAAAACAAAAGCAGGATTATCTTGATTCACTTACCAAGACTGATAAAAAAACAAATATTGACAAGGGGTCCCGGTTGACTGGCACACAAAAAGACCGTCTTAAAGATCTTGAATCCGTTAAGAATGATGAATTAGCCGTTTTAGAAAAGTCATTTCTCCAAGGTAAAATAAATGAGGAAGATTATATCAAAAAAAGCCTTGACAGTACAAATAAATATCATGATGCTAAAATTGCTTACCTAAAAAAAGGAAATGCTGAAGAAAGAAAGCAGGAATCCCAGGCACAACTTGATAAATTTAAATCACAACGTGAAGCAAATGATAAGCTTTTCACCCTTAATAAGAAGCGTGTTGATGATGAATTGAAAAATGAAGAAGATTCCTTACAGAGAAAAAGAGATCTTGTTATTAATAGTCCATTTTCTTCTGAATTAGAAAAATTAGAAGCAGAAAAACTTTTCTATAAGGAAAGTACGGATGCTCAAATTGCATACAATCAGAAAATGTTGGATTTACAATCAGAGTATTCCAAAGGATCTGTTGAAGAATTCAATAACCTAATGCGCCAACTTAAAGAAAAATTGGATGCAGAAAATAGGAATACACTTGAATATAGAATCAAGGTAACTGCAGTTACCTTCAATGTAATTGACAGGACTTCAGAAGAAATGAAAAATGCCAATGAAATAAAGGCGAATTCTGATTCTAAACTTGTATTACAAAATAAAGAGTTAACCAATATTCAGAGAAAAATTGAACTTCAAAAAATTTCTGCAAGACTTGAACTTCAAAATATCAATGTTGAACTTGGAAATATAAGATCCAAAATTGAAGCCTATGACCTTTTCATAATGCAAGGCAAAGAACTTACTGAAATTGAATGGGATAAATGGAATGCTTTAAGAAAGCAAAAAGAAGAATTGGAGTTCCAGAAAGCACAAGCCGAGAGTAATGTAAGGGTAACCGGTGCAGCCGTTCCAGTTGGGGCACCAGGATCCGGAGTTTCCGGCCTTGCTTCTTCCTTAACAAATAAATTAAAGAACGGGGATGATCAAATTATGTTGGGCGGAAAAGATGTTTCTGAACAATTGGGTTATGCTATTGCTCAATCATTCGATATTGCACAACAGGCGATGAATAGTTATTTCGATATGGAACGTCAAAGGGTTGAAGAAAGTAAACAATTAGCCTATGAAAGAATTGATTTAGAGACTAAACAATTACAAAGATTTGCACAATCCGCCGCAGAAAAAGAAAGTATTGACAGACAGGCAGCCGAAAAAAAGAAAAAAGCAGATAAAGAAGCCGGAGAAAAATTAAAAAAAATCAAGAAAAACGAAGCCAGAATTGCTTTCTTTTTGGAATTAGGGAATATTTGGTCAACGGCAATGCAATTAGGCCCAATCGCCGGGCCGATTATGGGGGCAATTTTATCCACTATTGCAACAGTAAGATTTGCATCAACGATGTCTAATATTGATAAAACACAATATAAACGCGGGGGTCAGTTTTTAGGTAAAGGCGGTAAATTATTTGGTCCGTCCCATTCAGAAGGCGGAATGCCTGTGTACGATCCTAACACCGGAAATAAAGTTGCTGAAATGGAAGGTATGGAAGGAATTATCAATGCTGATTCAATGAAAGATAAGTCTACTTATACAGTTTCCGGAACCCCTTCACAGATTGCCAGTAAAATAAATTCAATTGGCGGGGGTGTTGACTGGGATGGTGGTGCAACAATGAAGAAGTTCATGAATGGAGGGAAATTTTTAGGAAGCAATTTGCAACCGCCGGTCTTCAGGAGTTATTACGAAGATTCAAATTCTTCTACACAAAATAATAATGCAAATTTTGAAAGACTTGACAGGATCGAACAGAGTATTGAAGAATTGGCGGAAATGCAAAAACAAGAATCCATGAAGAAAACTTATGTTTCCCAACGTGATATTGATAATGCCCAAAAAGAAAATAAAAAACGTTCAGAAATTGCGACATTATGACATTTGAAGAATTGAAATTTGAATTGCTAGATCGGCAAAGAAAAAAAGAAATCAACAAACTTTTCCACCTATATGTTAAAGCGGAAAGCTATAGTGATATTTTGAGGATTGTTAAATCTGAAGGAAATTTCCGTTGGATTTTTAAAAACGGATTCCGTGATCTTATCCAATATTTTCCCATTGAAGAATTGGAGAACGAAGGATTTTATCAAAGAGAGGTAAGTTTAACCGACACAGTAACTGATATAATACTACTTCAGGGATCTTCTTTAACACTTGATCTTTCCGGCAAAACCCGTTGCAGGGTAATTATTGATAATGCCAATGCCGTGATCACGGTAAATGATTTGGCTATGGTTGAAGTAGAATGTTATCGTGAAGGATCTGCCCGGATTACAAACAACGATTGGTCATATTCTTATGTTACGGCAAGGGATGAATCAATAATTAGTTTATGGGGTAATAATAAATCTACACTTTATTTAGATGCTTACCAGAATTCAAAAACATACGCATACCTACAGCCTGAATCATTTTTATATTCTATTATAAATGATAATGCTGTACTAAACAAAAATTAATATCCATGCAGAAAAAAACATTCAAACAACAAACATTATCCTTTGAAGATAAAAATGAAGCCCTTGACATGGCAATTGCAGATTTTGAAAAATTTTGCAAATATGCAGGTGTTGATTCAACACAATTAAAAGTTTGCATTGAAAGAAACAAAGGGTTGACGTTAGGGCAAATTTCTCAAAAACTCGATGTCCCAAAATCAACTGTTAGGGATATTTGTGACCGTTGTTTTGAATGATTTTGTAAATAATAAATAAAGGAAGGAACAAAAGTCTTAAAAACATATTCATCCACCTGGAATAATAAGGAATGTAATCCGGGTAATATATTTTTTCTACAAAGTCAAAAAATTTTTCTAAAATAATTTTTTTCATCATTCAAATATACTAAAAAACCGTGCGGAAATCTCGCACGGTTTATACAACATTGTTACATATTAAATTTATTTAAAAATACCTTTGTAACTGACAAACAGGGGTATGAAAAACAATCCGATTTTTTTTAACTACAAAATTTCTAACAGCGGTGAAAGACTTGATGTCTTCATTGATGGTACCATTGTAGATGCAGAAACACAGGAAATTTGGAAAGAATGGTTTAATGATGATACATCTGTTTCATTCAAATCGTTCAGGACTGAAATTCTTGATTCCGGCCTTAAAAATATCCGGATCACCATTAATTCTTTTGGTGGTCAAATCGGCGATGCTATGGCAATGCATGATTTCATTCAGCAACTTGAAAATGATGGTTACGCTGTTGAAACGATTGGCATGGGGATGATTTGTTCCGCTGCTACCTACCCATTATCTGCTGCAAAAAATTCTAAAATTTCACCGAATTCCTGGTATATGATTCATAATGTTTCGGGATTCGCCTGGGGTGATGTGAATGAAGTTGAAAGACAGGCCAAAAATCTACGAGAATTCAACAATAACATCCGTGATTTTTATGTGAATTTAACAGGAAAATCCAAAGAACAAATTGAAGAATGGATGAATGCTGAAACCTGGTTCACTGGAACCAAGGCAGTAGAAAACGGCTTTGTAAGCAAGACAACTGATCAGAAAGAAGAATTTAAACCAATCAATTCGGCCAATTGGAATTTCAAAAATACGAATGCTTTGGTGGCATTTAATTCCATTGCATCCAAACCACCTGTTGAAGATCCTGAAAAATTAATTCAAAATTTAGATATGAACAAGCTAATTGAAGGTATTGTTAATGCTTTTAAGTCTAAAAATTTGGTTGTTACCGAAAAAGACAAAACACCGGAAGCCTTGACAATTGAAAACTTAACATCTGCTTTAAATGAAGCTTTTAAGGATGTTGATTTGGAGCCAAAGGCACCAACCGATGAACAGGTAAATACCGCTCTTACAAATTTCTTTAAGAACGGATTACCAGAAAACATGATTTCGCAGATCACAAATGCTGTGAAAGAAAATGTTACGCCTGAAAACTTCAAAGAATCAGAAGAATTTAAAAATTTGACTGGAAGACTGGAAGACATTGAAGAAAAAGCTTCAAAAAACTTTGGCCAAGCAAAGCCAAAAAACAGAGGTAGTGAAGCTTCTTCCAAATATGAAGCTGACGATGTTGGATTTGATTAAAAATTACTAATAATATGACTGGGTTAGAAAAAGACGTGTTACAAAATGACCTTTGCGAAGGTTGTGAATGCACCGGCTTTGTTGCAATGCTTACATACGCTTTAGATGCAACAGCCAAAACGGTTACTATCACCGATACTTCAACGTTTGGGGCCGGTGATGATCTTAATGTTGTAAACGCTCATGTTTACGACAAAGATGGAAACGAAAAACACGGCCAAATTACTGCAGATGCAGGAAATGTTGTGTTGGATGTTTCAAGTCTGAATTTATCAAGTATAGACATTCTTGCAACGGTAATCAGCACACAAGGTTGTAAAGCTGATTTAGGCAGCTACAATATTGGAAGTGTTGCATTATCCGGATCACTTGGGAACAAAAACAATCAAGGATTAAGAGACTAAAAATTTAACTATGAACGAAAGATTTAAAGTAGGACCACAGAGTTACTATGAAATGTTAGTAAAACCGCATTTTGCGGACTTGCTTCCTGATGGTTCATTTAATGGAACTCTTAGCGAGTTCACGGTGATGAGTGACGTTTCAAGCAAGAAAAAAATTGTTGAAATTCTTGGAAAACAAAACATCCTAAAAAGAAGGGATGCATCTTGTAATATTGTTTTCTCACCTGTTGGTAAGGCTTCAATCAGACAAATCGAAACTGATGAAGTTTATGGAGCAACCAAGCATTGTGAAAATGAATTTTATAAAGGATGCCTGGAAGATTTCAGAAACAAAGATCCTAAATTCAGGGATTACATTATGGATTTCTTCTTGAAAGCAATTAAGGTTGATATTACTTCCAATGCGTATTTCGGTGATATTGATAGGCCAAATGACGGAAATGGTGTTTGGAGTTGGAACGTTTTTGATGGTATTTTCAAACAATATGCAAAATATATCAATGATGGTGTTATTCCTGCAAACCAGACTTCCGCTTTCAACAGTGGGGAATTAACACCTTCCGATGGTAAGAATTATCTGGATTGGGCTTATAAGAATCAGGATATTTTCCTGAAGCACTTACCAAATAATATGAAAGCTTTTTATGTATCACAGTCAATTTTTGATGCGTATGAAGATTTTCTAATTCTTGCAGGTTTAGCCAATAACATTCAATATATGCAGAACGGCTTCAAGAGTTTGAAATATAAGGACATTGATGTTCTTGTTGAAACAACCTGGGATCCAATTCTATTTGCATTGAACAATGGTGTTGCTGCACATGCATGTATTTTAACAATCAGAGGAAATTTCGTATTTGCAACAGATAGTTCTTATGGTGAAGCTACACCAGAAGGTGTGAAAGCCTTATTAGTTTGGTATTCATATGATGAATTGACATGGAAATATGCAAACTTCATGAGAGCCGGAACCGGGATTGCTTATCCTGAACACACTGTGTTTGGTATGACAAATATTGCTTAAAAAAATTTACAACAAAACATGTAACAATATTACATGTTTTGTTTTCTAACAATCAAAATTCTAAATTATTATGCTTTGTGTAACACTTAAATCATATACTGCACCGTGTTCTGCTACAACTGGGGGTGTTTCTGATCTTTGGGTTTATGATCCTGCAGATTTCAATTGGACCCAAGATGCAACAAGTAAAAGTTATACTGCTCTTGCTTTAAGGGATGGTGCAACTGCAGCCGGTGGCGCAAAAATGTTCCGTTTATCATTCCAAAGAAAAGAAGCTGAATTCAAATTCAAACATACACTGAACGGGTGTTCCGTGAAATATGAATTTGATCTTGATGCACAGCTTCCAAACCTTTCACAAGAATTAACAAACTATCTATCAAGCTTGGATTCTGCGGGTTGCTGCTGTGGTCTTGGTCTTGTGATTAGACTTAATTCCGGGAAAATTTTTGTTATCGGGGAAAGATACGTCAACGGAAATACCATTCCATATTTTGAAGTCGTAATGAACGGTACTGAAGGTGGTTCTGGTAGAAAAATGGAAGATTTCAACGGTGCTAAAGTTATGTTCAAGTCTGAATATGGACGAATGGCAAATGAATTTTCTGGTGATATCTCTATCATAGAAGGTTTTCAGTAGGAGGTGATTCTCTTGAAAAAATCTTCGATAAAACATTTGATAAAACCTTTGAATAATTATGTTTTCTATAAAAGCAAAATTCAAAAATAAAGTAGTCGGATTTAATGGTTCGACTACTCCCCTTGGGGAACGTGAAGACCTGGGTGTTCTTGCTGAAATTGCAATCAGAAGCCAGGATCCAACCTTGCTTATTCTGTTTAGTAAAACACCAACAGAACAAGAAGTTCAGAAATACAAGGAATTAAAATTCTTAAAAGAAGAATCCAACAGCAACGAGAATGAATAATTCTGAGAAAGATCAAAAAACCATTGTTTCAAACGTAGCAACGATTGATGCAAAAAATCCAATTCCCTTTGAGCCTTCAGGGGAATCAACTGCATTTCATCTTACAAGAAGAAGCAGGAAATATTTGGCTTTTTTAGATCCTAAAGATAACTTCTTTCAGTTGCTTTTAGAAGCAAAACTATTATCCCCAACAAACAATTCATGTGTTAACTCCAAAACAAACTTCTGCATTGGAAAAGGAATGTATATCAAGAACGGTTCCGAGAATAAAGAATTTGACATCTTTAAAAAACGTGTTAATAAAAAGGGGCAAAACCTTGATAAGATTGTAAAATCAATTTTCAACAATCACTTCACTGTTGGTAACAATTTTATTGAAGTGATCCGGGGGCAAATTGGAAAAAAGAAATTTGTTTACATAGTCAACCGGCCCTTTCTTGATTGTAGACTTTCATCACCAAATGATGATGATATCTGTGAAACTGTTTTCATTTCAAAAGAATTCAGAAAAAAAACCGCTTGGAATTTAGTTGAAGATAAAGCTGTTGAATTACCTATTTATTATGGTGATCCAGACATGGATTGGTATAAAAGCGATGTTGGAACTGAACACTGTATTATTCATGTTAAAAATGATGTTCCGGGTTACGATTACTATGGGATGCCTGACAATATATCTTCATTGCCTTGGCAGATCCTAGAATATAAAAATGTAAGGTATAACCTTGATATTATAGACAATAACCTCATCGTGGGTGGTGTCCTTTTTCTTGAAGGAAATGTTTCCCAGGAAGAAGGGAAAAAAGTTGGCCGTGATATTATCTATTCTCATACGGGAGACGGCAAACGCGGACGTTGGACTGTTGTAACCGGCGGAAAGGGAATCACGAATTCTTCACTTCAACAATTTGACACCAAAACGGACGGATCATTCCTAAAACTGGATGAAAACGTTGAAAGCAAAATTGTGGATTCAAACAATTGGGACACTGCTTTGTATGGTCAACATCAAAATTCATCTGGAATGGGGAACGGTGGTTTTGCCTACCTGTCAGCCGTTTTTGACACGAAAAACAAAACTGTGATAGAGCCGACACAAGAATTGATATTTCAAGATTTCATCAATCCATTCTTTGAAATATATGATAATTGGATGGGTACAAAGTTCAGTGATTTAGAACTTGCATTTAAGCCCGTTTCACCAGCTTCATTTATTGGCGAAATTGATGTTAATTCTTGCTTGACTAAAGATGAAGGAAGGGAAATCCTTGGAAAACCGGCAATGGAAGACAAGGCAAAGGGATCTGAATTTATTACAACCTCAAAAAATAAAAAAGATGTACAGGCTTAACAATTTAAAGAGGGATGTTTTAATTACACCTGATGAAGTGATCTTTCATGCTCCAACCGACCAAGAAATTGACGAAAGGCAAATCTTGCAGAACATTATTGTTGCTGAAGAACGTTGGATTGCAAATGCGATATGTGATCAATTTTATGAAGACTTTATTTCAAAGAAAAATGTAAGAGTAACACAGGAAAATAAAGCTGATTTACTGGCCAGAATAAATGCTTCTTATGAACTTGATGGATTAAACCTAATTAAAGATTCTGATCTGAAAATTGGAATGATAATCAACGCAATCGAATTTATTGAAAATCCCTGGTATGTAAAATTGTGGGAAAGATTCCTTTGGAAACTTACTGCAGAATGTGTTGATATGACGGCTATTGTTCCAAGTTGGTTAAGACATACGTCAAAAGGCCAACAAATGAACAATCCTAATGCAATAGGCGGAAACGGTGCAAGTTCAGCAACCGGCGGTGTAAAAGAAATCAATTTTAAGCAAAATTCTTCTATCCAGGACCGGATTGATCCGCTGCTTGAAAGAATGCATTTATGGATATGCCAAAACAAAGAACATTTTCCCCTGTATTGTAAAGATTGTGGCGGGTGTGGTTGTAATGGAGAATTAAAAGATATAGACGGTGTTTCTCATATCCGGAAAACAAATTTTATAACAAACATTTATGATGATTAA